GACATACTCCATATAGTATGTTATAATATATACATCAGATGAGGAAAGGAGATGTGAATATGAAAAAACCTAAAAAGCCTACCACTTTTGAGGTTGCGGAATTAATTGCCGTTTACATAGCCGCTGTAGCCGCATTAATTCAAGCAATCCGTTGGTGGTAGGCACACAAGAGGGGCGAAAGCCCCTCACCCTTCTTGGGTTACTTATATTTTAGCATATGAAAGGAAATAATTCAAGTGAAAAATAAATTACTGCTAATTCCTGTGATTATTGTATTTGTATTTATTTTTGTACCATGTGAAACTATTTGGCAAAAGACAATATATTTATCTTTAGGCATTTCTGGATTAATTATTGCCATTGTTAAAACAATTCAATATAAGAGGAGACAATATAATGAGTGAAAAAAGGAAAACACACACATCAAGTGAAGTAAAACGCAGATATAATAACAAGGTTTATTCAACGATCCAGGCACAACTCCCAAAAGAACTTGTGGCTGATTTTAAAACCGCCTGCAAAGAGCGCGGCGTTTCGCAGGCTTCTGTATTAAAACAGGCTATAGAAAGTTTTTTAAATGAATGATGTTACAAAAACATCCCCGGCTCAATTACAAGCCGGGGATTGATCTTTTAATCTTTAAGACACGAAACTAAGACGGTGCCGGTTATGGTCTTACCGTCAGTGCCTTTTCCTTTCACCTTAACACGTTCACCTTTAATGTCTTCAAGCACCTCTACTTTTGCGCCGTCTTTGATCCATCCGATTTTTTTGCCATCATCGTTTCTGACTGTGGCGCCGGAAAATGTTGAAGAAGATTCGACCGTCATTTTGACGGCTTTTTTTGCTGTCTTTTTTTCTGTCATGTTTTTTCTCCTTTACTTAATGTACGTATCGCCGTCATAATAGGCCGCTACCCAGCCGGAGGGGATCTGGAGCCAGGTATCGCCGCTTACGGTCTTGACTGCCTTGGCGGTTACTTTGGTGCCTTTTTTCAGCACTGCGCCGCCGCTCTTGGCTGTGGCGTTTTTCTTGCCGTCCGCCGTGAGTTGCGCAACGGTTTTCTGCGCATAGTTCGTGCCTGCGCCGGTTCTGACTTTCACGTTGGTCTGGAGTGTGTAAGTGCTGCCTACCTTGTACGTGGGCGCGCCGGTGATCTTACTTTGATCTTTGGGACGGAGCACGCCGTAAACGTTATCATAACCGTGCTTCACCTTGCGCATCTCTTTTCCGTTCCAGTTCTGATCATAGGAATAGAAATAAGAGGTTGTTCCCTCGCCGGTGCAGATCGCCACGTGTCCGCATCCGTTGCCCTGATTGCCATCCCACACCATGATATCACCCTTTTGCGGAACGAATGAGGCGGTGTTTTTGATCTTGGTGAAATTCTTAGTCAGCTCGGAATGCTTGTTGAAGTTGATCCAGTAATACTTGGCGTTTCCCCAAGAACCTGGCTTAATGCCGAACACCTTGTTCAGATATGCTTTGATCAGATCTACGCACTGTGCGCCGTATGCGCCGTCATAGTCCGTTGCTTTGCCGTTGTAGGCTTTTACAAATTCATCATAGGTCATTAGTCCGCCCTTTTCCTCATCCTCTTTCGGGCTGTCATATGTAAGCGCCTGCTGACTGTCTGACACGCCTTTGGTTGTCGGGTCGGATATAATACCGATTGCCGCCGGGATCATCAGGATAAGCGTTGCCGCGTTCATGATCTCGTCTGCCGTTACGGGTAAGTCTACCTTGCAGAGTTTCAAAACGGCAAATACTGCCACCACCACGGCGGATATAATGCCCATCCACCAAGAGCCGCTTTGTAACCTTACTTTCCAGTTGATGTTTTTCATCGTTATTTCTCCTTTTCGTTATTTTTCTCAAGAGCATAAATTCTGTTCTCGTGATTAATTAGTTTTTTCTGATGTTCGCCAAGCGTATCAAAAATGAGCCTATGTTTATCAGCAGACTTACTTTTGAAATCGCTAAGTTCAACCTCATCCTTGTCCATTCTGTAAACAAGATGATTGATTTTTTCGCTGAGCTGCGTCATTGCCTTTGTATTTTTTGAGAGCGGCACGGCTACCGTGCCCACAAGCCCTAGAATGGCAATTATTACAGTTACGACTGTCCATTCCATACGCATCACCCCATTTCCGCCGGTTCATCCGGTTGCGGCAGATCCTGCACCTGCCATGTGCAGGTGATCTGTGCGTCTGTCTCTGTATATTCCGGTACAAGGAACTGCGTTTCCGGGTCGTAGTCCGGTGCGGGGCTTTCAATGTAGTCCTTGTACCCGGCATAGTCCTTTAACAGTTGTTCCGGCGGGTTTGCAATCGTGATCTTTTCCTCTGGTGGAATGAGAACGCCATTGTTCAATTTCGCTATCATGTTTTTCCTCCTTAAGTCTGAGCGGGCTGCTTGATCATAAATTCAGCATTCAGTCCGTCCGCCGGTTCCGCTGCCGAGGCGTTTGTGAAACCGTACATATATGCCACGTAGTTTGCGTTGCTTTCAACCGTGAACGATGCGGTGCCTGTTTGCCAGCCGCTGAGAGAACCTTGGTAAATGTATGAATCCCCGCTTTTTGAATAAAACGCTACTGCCATTTGATAACCGGACGGGATTTTGATAATGACCTCTGTGCCGGTTTCGTAATAATGGTGTCCGCTTCTGATTCTGGACGTTGAATCCTGAAACACGCCGTTGGTGATCGCGCCCATGACCCAGTCTCCGTATCGAATGCTTGTAAAATAATCGGCAGGCTGTACCGCCGGTTTCGTTTTCAGCGCCGTTACCCAACCTATGATCCTGCCGTAACCAAGATTTTTGATCTTGACCTCATAAGAGGTGTTTTGCGCTGGCACAAAATCGCCTTGCTTATCGCAGTCATTGCCGATGAATTTAACAACGTCTGCCGGATAAGAAAGCACGGTTGCGGTTTCTCCGCTTTCAAATACAAGCGAACATTCATAATCATCCGGGATTGACTCCGGCAAAGCCAGATTCAGACTTGCAGTCGCCTGCAATCGGTATTCGCTGTTGTTTTCAAGGGTGATACTTGAACCGCTCGGCGTAGATATTGCCGGTATTGCTTTTTTCTGCGCCAGCGCCGCGGTAATCACCTTGTTCTGAACGGCAAACGTGCTGGAATCATTTAAAGCGGCATCCGCCGGTTTTGAAACCAGATTGTAAAGACCGGTTTCCATATTCTGATCAAGTACGGTTACGATGTCGCCGGGATCGCAATCCTGGATCGCGCCGGCAAAATAACTGATTACCTGTATCAGCTGAACTACCGCCTGTAACGTTTCAAACGTTAAATCTACGGTTTGCGTACTGCCCTGAACCGGTTTAAACGCAATCCGAAACGAATCATCCAGCACCGTGATGAACGTTCCGCCCGCGCCCGGCTTGCCGGCATCCGCGGTAGAACCGAGCAGGATCAGGGCGTTGGAGCCAACGAAAAACGGTTGCTGATACGTCATTCCGGATGATATGGTTTGCTCTTCGGAAAGCACCTGCACCCAACCCTGATTCTTGCAATGGAAAACGCCTGAAATGGAATTGATCACATACGGCTGTGTTTGAGATGCGCCCGGTTCGACCTCTGTAATACTGCTGTCTCCCGGATCGCCTTTTTCACCTTTCGGGATCAGGAAATCCAGCACGGCGGCATTTTCCGTGCCGGTATTAGTAACGGCTGCATCAGTGCCGGGTTCTCCGGTTGTAACAGCTCCAACGGTTACGGTAGCCGCTGCGCCGTCCTTTCCAGGTGCGCCGTCTGCTCCTGCCGGTCCGGGTTCGCCTTGCGGTCCCGGCTCGCCCTGCGGTCCTGCCGGTCCCGGAGAACCGTCCTTGCCGTTGAACGCACCGCTTTCCGCCTGCTCCTTGATCTCTTCCGCCGTCTGCTGCGCATCCTCGGCGGCGTTCTGTGCCGCTGCGGTTTGTGCAACGATTTGTTCATATTGTGTAGGCGTAGGGTCTGACGGATCACCGCCGTAAACGGTGGGGCGGTTAAAGAACTGAACAATGCTTGAAGTAATGCGATACCTTTCTTTTTCTCCTGCAACAGAAAACTGAACATAGCCTTCATCAGAAAGCGATTCTGGAGGAATCGTGCACTGATCTCCACTTAACATTTGTGAAGTAACGATTCCTGTTTTTGGGTTTCTGAAATAGGCGGTCTTTACTGTATCGTTCCAGTCCTCCGTCGTAAAATCAAACACACATTGGATATAATTTTGATTTTCCTCCACGCTGGAAACACTTTCTTTCAGCACCAATTCTTGATTAGTTACGGTTAAATGAAAGATCATAACGCTCACCTTCCGTATACAGCGACCAGTACCATATTTCCATTTGAATAGGAAATGCCGCCATTATCGCCGTAAGCGGTGTTGTACTGCTCGCCGCTTATGCTCTGATCATTTATGGTAATCCTTTTTCGGGCGTTGCTACCAAACGCAACGGTGCCCGAAGCACAGACTGTTAGGCCCCTATGAAAAGCCGGGATAAAATCAAAAGAAGAATCCCCGTAAGGCGGATCACTGATATTTCCGGCAAGCTGCCATTCCAAAACGATTCCGAGTTGTAAGTTTGACAGGCTTTCCGACAAATTTATGCTTGTATTTGCCCCGAGACGCGCGGCACCGCTCCAAAGCGTTTTCCAATTTGTGGAAAGAGGTGCCAGTATTGACACAACCGGTTCAACAGAGATAATATTCACACCATTCAGCGTGACAACAAAGACAGCGGCTTCCGCTACAGGATCAAGTTTCTGAAGATCTCCGTCACTGGATATGGACGGAACAACCGGAGCATTTGCATCCGGTGTACCCTGAAGATAGCCCCATTCCCCTTTCTCGGTCTGCGAACTTCCGTCATACGTATACTTAATTGTGATCAGATCTTTTCGCTGCATACCCTGAGATCCATTCGGCACCGTGATCGTATCATAAGTAGACGGTGCAACCGCAAATTCACATCCCTGAAAGAGCAGCGCGCCATCATTAATATGTATCTCATTGTTTGAGGCAATCTCCGCTTTCAAATTCTGCCCGGTGTTTAATATGTAAACACCTTTTCCGGCAATGCCCTGATTGAGCGCCCTGTCCTGCACGCTGGTAATATGCGGGCTGCCGGTTCGCCCTGTTACGATTTGCATTAATCCTCACCTTCAATTCCGTATTCAAGTGATATCGAATTGTTTTCAATCCGATAGATCTTTGTTTTTATAGGCTTTTTTAAACTCATTCCCGTAATATAATCGCGCCCGCCGATGATGTCTCCGATGTCAATATCAAGATCCAATCTCTCGACATCCATTGAAAAGCTTTTTCTGTTCATCACCGTTTTAAACTGCTCAATTCCGGATTGCTTAAAAGCGGCACTGTCGCTCTCGTTGCACTCGTACAACTCTTCAATTTCTTCAATCCCGGTGAACGATTTCGTTTGTGAAATGTTACCGTTTGAATCCGCATAAAGGTCAAGCTTCGTCTGCGATTCTGGATTCAATACAACCAGATGATTCACACCGTTTTTAATAGTGTCAAATATAAAATCTATCTGATTATCGTTTGAAAGTTCGATTTCCGATGAATAATCGGCTATAGGAACCGCCGAAGCTTCTATATAGCCTGCTGCGTTATTCTGTTGCTTGAATTTCAGCAGTAGCTTATAGCCATATTCTTCAAGCATTAACTCTATTGCATCAAGCATCGTAGAGTAGCCGATAATCTCATGAGAAATCATTTTCCCGGTTAAAATCTCGCTTGCTTTTATAACGTTTGAAAAAGCCGGATTAATGAGCTGAATTAATATTGATGTGATATCACCGCTTACCGTTTTAACGGTGCTGCCATTATCCGGCAGTATGATTTTTTTCTGCATCATTCCACGCCAGGTTCTTCCAAGCAGAAAAACGGTGTCAAGTGACGTTTGCGATTTGATCTCACCGATATAGCCGCCGAATTCGGTGTTCGGAATGTAAACGGCGGCGCCTATATCGTAATTCTGATTCCATGAGCTCCTGCTGATTTTAATTTCAAACGTGTTATCTCCTTTTCCCAATGAGAAATCTGCATCGCAATTATCAAAAAACTCAATATCATTAAGCTCGTGATCCGTTAATATCAGCTCCATAGCGGTTCACTCCTTTCAAGGAATAGAGTGAGGTCGAAGCCGAATGTGCCAGGCCATGATATATTCATATTCTCTGGCACTATAGGGGAAAAAACGCTTTCTTCCTTGTTGCGTAGGTTAAAGCAATTTTCCGTGGTGCCGTTACTATTAAATTTTTCAATGCTGTTTTTTCCGTTCGTGAATGTATCAATAACTAAATATTCAGAGCTTGCTAATGTCACAAAGACTTCGTAAATATTATCGTTTATGATGATTCTCGGGTTTACGGCAGGACCATAAATCAAAACCTTAAATTTACACGGTGCAAAATGACCTGCATTCCATGTTGCTCTGCCTGCTGCAAGGGCAGCATAATCAAAGCCGTAATCATAAGGGTAATCAAGGAATGACTGCCTGTTATAGTTTGTGATCTCAGACGGAAAGAAACTTTTGCTGGTTTCTCTTATCCAGAAAGGATACGGTGTGTGTATTGTTACATCTTTTTGTGTGGCGGTATTTCCTTCAAGTGGCTCGTTTTGACTTGCAATTATAAAGCAGCTCATATATTCGTTGCCGTGGTAGAGCCGCCCTGCATTCAATGTCACAATGTCATATTCTACAACGCTGTAAAAAAGATTCAGTTTTTCTTTGCGCTGCGCTACAGAACCTTTGAACAGGATTTGACATTCATAATTACTTGCTTCTTTTTTAAAGCTCGTTACAATCTCACCATATTGCTGCTCCTTCACTACCGGCGACCATTGATACACAGAAAAAGGGGCAGTTTTCAACCTGATACCGGGTGAGATAAAATCGATTTCTTCACCTCTTGAATTAACGTATTTCAGTATCATTTTGCGAAAACGACCCCCATTTCTTTCAATGCTCGTCCAATCACGCGACCTTCAAGGACTATAGGATTTTCAAAGCCTGACATTCCGCTTTTTACGGCAGCACTCATTTTACCGTAATCAAATTCGTTTGTCGGCTTTTGAGCCATAATAGTCGTATCAAGCGATGAAGCAACCGCAGACGCTGCTTTTGTGACTTTCGGGATGTTTTTATAGATGCCATCCGCCAGACCGTTCATAAAGTCAGGCATCCACGTTTCATAATCACGAAGCGGACCTTCATCCGGGCGGGAGAAGTGAAGGAAAGATTTGATTTTATCGGCTACACTCATTACGGCATTTTTAACGTTATTTATCATCGACATAATTCCGTCAATAATACCCTGTATAAAATCCTTGCCCCACTCAACCGCTTTATCAAGCAATTCGCCGCTTCGCAGCATTTCAAACAGGTCATTCATCATTTCCATGACCTTTGCACGCAGATTTCCGGCTGCGCTGATTATGCCACTGATTAATTCACCGATTAAGGTGTAGCCCGTTTCCACGATCTCAGGTAACATGCTTACTATTGTAGAGATCACGGTCAAAATGATCTCCGGAACGGATTCCGCCAATTCCGGCAAGGCATTTACCAGACCTTGAACCAAGGCTAAAATAAGCTGTAAAGCCGCATGGATCAGATTTGATAGGTTTTCCGGTGATAATAAAGTTTCCACCATCGTTAAAATGGCGCTGATCATTGCAGGAATCAATGCTGGCAATTCGTTTGTTAATGCTTGCGCCAAATACAAGATTATTGAGATGGCCGCATGCAACAACATCGGCAACTGCTCTAAAATCGAGTTAACCAACGTTAACATGAGATCAATCGCCAATCCTCCCAGCTGAGGTAACATCTGGATTAATGAATTCAGCAAAGACGGAATCAGAGATGATAAAATATTAATGATGAGCGGCATCATTTCGTTAAGCTTACCTATGACCGTCATAATTAAACTTTCGATTCCAGAGCTTAGACTTTCCGCCGCGCCTTCATCACCGTTAAAGGCCTGCTGCAATCCTTGACTTACCAAAGTTATTCCTGGCAAGAATGAATTGAGCAGATCCGCTGCGAATGTTTTGAAGAGTGTAGAAACCGGTTCCAACTCTTCCCCAAGCGCTGCTGTTGCGTCCGTCAATTCTGACTGCGCTTTCTGTGCTGCGATAACCTCGGCATTTGCCGTCCTGTAATTTTCGGCTGCGTCCGCGTACAAGCCGTTTAACGTGTTTGTAATAAGGGCGGAGCGCTCCTGCTCCGATGAGCAAGCTTCTAATTTTTTATTAAAATCATCTTCCGATATACCTGCCCAATTCAAGGCATCGGCAAGAGTACCGACAACTGCGCCTGTTTTCGCTGTTTCATTTGCAGCTTCCGTTAATCCCTCAATCGGAAGAGAATCGCCAAACGTGCCCCATACGCCGGCGCATATGTCCGTCCATTTGCTAAGATCTTCTTCCGATGTTGTAAGCTTTGCAAGATGATTGACGGCTTCAACGGATCTGTCCTCTTCCCCTAAAACGGAATAGAACTCTTTATATGTATCTGTTGCCGCCTCAGATGAGATACCTGCTGTAGTAAAAGCCGTTTCGAGTTTACCTATATCTTCACGGTATTCCCGTGTGCTTTCCGTGATTTCGTTAATTCCGGCAATCATACCGGTGGCAGCTGCGCCGATTGCTGCAACGCCTGCCCCGATTGCCGTTCCCGCAGTCTTTAAACCGGAACCAATGTTTGATGTATCAACTTTGGAAAGCTTGTCCAGACTTTCTTCCGTTTCCTCGGCTGCGTTTTCGATTTTCTTGAAATCCTGCACATCTGCGCCGGGCAGATCATTCATGGCTGTTTCCGTTCCCGCAGCCGACTGCTTTAAGCTTTCCAGCTTCTGCTCTGTTGCAATAATCTCTCGCTGTAAACGGTCATACTGCTGGCGGCCGAGATCGCTTTTATCAGCCTGTGCTGCGAGCTGCTGTTGCGCATTCTTTAAAGCGTTCAGTTTGGTTTCTGTATCGCTGATTGTGGAAGCCAGAAGCCTTTGCTTTTGCTCAAGCAGCACCGTGTTGCTCGGATCAAGCTTTAAAAGCTTTTCAACATCTCGTAATTCAGATTGTGTTGTGGAAATACTTTTATTGACGCCTTTAAGAGCTTTATCAAGTCCCGTGGTATCGCCGCCCAATTCTACGGTGATACCTTTAATTCTATTGGCTATGCTTCCTCACCACCTTATAACGCATCGATATCCTCTTGTGTGGCTATGTAGGGATAGTCATAATCATCGTTTGCTTTTTCGATAAACATGTCGTTGACCAAACCTATTGATAACAAATCAAGGTCACGTATGGATATCCCCAGCTGCACACATCTGAGCATGAATAGAGGGGTGTTAAGTTCCCGGTCTATTTCTCGTTGTTTTTTTTTACAGTTGACATCGATGCTGTTTCATTTTTCCATAATGTAAGCAGTTCCGGCAGGATTTTATAAATATCAAAAGTTTGAAATTGTTCAAGCCATTTGTCAATGTTGTCCGGTTGACTCGGATCTCCGTGCCGATGCATTAAAAACGCGATGTTTTCAAACAAATCCAACGTTTCAATCGGCAAGGTTGAGGCAAATTCCAACTTTTTCTCCTCATCGTCAAGGTCTTTTGCTTTTTGTGCCTTTTCGTTTGCTATGACCTGCTTTTGAATCTTTGCGAGATCGCTGAAAATATCCCGCTTAAACTTAATTCTGTATATACGTGGGATGGCAGCGGAGGATTTAAAAATACACTCTTTACCATCTATTGTGATTGTTTTGATCATCCTTCAGACTCCTGTACTTCATAGACTTCTGTAAACCAAGTTGCGGCAACGGTAGCGTACGATGCTGGTGTTGTCTTCGCCCTTACGATACCTTTATCGTCAGCTGAACAAGAAAGCGTTACGCTGTCCGTTTGCGGCGTTTTCGTTGCTTCGTTCGTCTGGCTTGAAATGCTTGGTCTTGTCGCCGTACAGTTGTAAAACCAAAACAGGGTAGGGATCTGATCTCCGTCAATCTGAAAACCGAAAGCAAATTCCGAAGTCTCTGCATCGGCGTTTTCAATTAAAACGCCGTTCGCGTCCTCAATCTCACCGAGAATGTCTTTTCTGAACTCATCTGTTATCAGTGCAATTTCAAGATCGCCCTCGTATCCTCCGTTTGAGGATGACACATAATACTTAACTCCGTCGGCATAAAAAGCTTCCAACTCGCCCTGCTGCTCAAGTGTGAGAGATACAGCACCGGGCAAGGCAACCGGGGCGCTAAATCCTGTTTCTGTTTTCTTTGCATAATAGCAATTTTTGATGTTGAATTTAACTTTGTTTTTCGTAGTAGACACTATGAATCCTCCAAACTTATCAAATATGTAATTCTGTAACAGGCTTGATCGTCAATATATTCTTCTTCTTTTCCCCAATAGACAGAAGAAAGAGCAGCCTCCAGCTGCTCTTCCGCTTCTATGTCTTTTGTTTTTGTGAACAAATCAATTTGAAATTTACTTATGATTTTGTAAACATTTCCGTCGGCCGCCATATTTTCGGAATATAAGAACTGATAGACGCAGTAGCGGTCATCCGGCACCGTCTCATCGCTGAATGCCCGGTACCGAAACGGAAGCCCCGATGCTTCAAGCATGGAATTTACTTTTTCGACACCTTTCATAATGACCTCACTTCACATCTATCTCGATCGCGTTAATTAACTTCTTTTCAGCGGCTTGCTCCGACGGTTCAATATGCGGATATGCTTTTGCCACACCTATGATTTTTTTTGTTTTACGACTTATGATAGGGTGGCCTTTCTCAAGCAAATGGATAAGCGATGGCTTTTTCGCGTTATAAATCACAACTCGTAAAACACTGCTGTTTTCAAATTGCTTTTTAATTCGCCAACCGCGCTTATATTCGCCTGAATTTTCCGGCGATCTCCGTTGAATTTCCGATTTGCAGAAGTTAGCAGCATCCATAATGTCGCTCTTTAAATCTTCTGTAACCTCTTCACGGTAATCGTTTAAAACGTCCGCTAAAGCCTGAGAGAGATTGTCAATTGAAACATTACGCATTAAATCCCCGCCTTTTTCTCAAGATACAGCTCGATTTCATCCGGTTTTGAACGAAACGTCCTGTAAATCGAATAACGCTGTCCATTCACTTCCGCGATTTTTTCACCGTGATAATCGAAAGCAAACATGGTTATCCTGAGCTCTGCCTGCAATCCGTTTCTTCCAGCTTCAAACCACTCAGAGGCAGATACGCTTGTGATGCTGCAAAAAACCTTGCGCTTGCTTTCCGTGCTGATTTCTTGATTTAACGTATCTGTACTGTGAATTTGCGATATTAAAAACGCTACGCAGCTCTTATCCATCTGTCGGCTCCTTATATTCCGAATAAGTCTGTAATGAGCCTTTTTGCTCATCGTAAGCGGCTTTCAGTTCCGCGTAATTATCCGGCTGGCCGAAATTTGCTTTTACATATGTAGCTACAGCCTGCCGGATAAGCGGATCATTCGGATCAAGCTTTTTAATTCCTGCTTTCTCCAAGTCTTTAAGGGCTGAAGCAATGAGATCTTCAATTTCCGGATTAAATTCGTCATTCTGCGAATCCTGCGACATTCTAAGCCGCGTTTTGAAACGGTAAATCAATGATTCGTACATCTATTAACCCTTCTTTCTCTTAGCCCTCTGAGAAATCATCCCGCCTGTTTGCTCCATTTTACGAATGCCTTTGGATCTTCAAGACCGGCGCCAAAAAGGGAGTAGCCCACAAAAATCCTGTTGAGGGTCTTCGCCTCAATCTGCGGCGTGATGTCAAATGGGATGAAATCGTTTGAATCAATTTGCTTTGGATAACCGACATAGAACGTGTCATCCGGGATATTAGAGTCGCGTTTTACGATTGTACCGTAAATGGAACCCTCAATCGTGGGATCAACACGCGGGGAGGGGATGAACAGCTTGTTGCCGGATTTATCCTCAAGGGCAGCAATGGTATTCCAGATGAAAGCCTGGTTTGCATAAAGAACGCGCTCGCCGCCGCCTCTGAGCTGCGACATAACCTTTCTAATCTCCACGTCTGTAAGATCTGCTGCGGTGAGAATGTTTGCCGCCGCAATGCCGTAAGTTGTGTTGTCCAGCTGAGAAATGATTTTTTTCTCCTTGGCAACACGGATTCGGTTTGCGAGATGCGTAACCAGCCACGTTTCAAACGCATCGATTGACTGAAATTCCATCTTTCGCGTGAGAACGATATGCTTTTTAAGTTCATCGCCGATGATCTCCAGCTGGTCAAATTCGTCCTGCTCATCGTCATTCGCGGCGCCTTCTGTTACAACCTTTGCATCGCCCGCCTCAATCTCTTTAACTCTGGGCACGGCAAAGCCGTATCGGAAAGAACTCTTGGTTGAATCGTCGTACATCGGTGAATCGTTGTCCGTGAGATCCGCAATTCTGTTTATGATCTCCGTAGGAACAACTGCGCCTGTGTTCGCAGTGGTAAAAGTAAACGCCCTCTTTTCGGTTTCTGTCATATCACCGAAAATCGGGCGATCATCTGAGTCTCTTGCAATCCTTTTCAGCCATGCTGTTCTGTATTCTTTTGAAGAAGCGTCAAAGCGCTCTTCGTCCTGATGTGCATTACCGAAATTCGGCGTTTTTACGGGCGTTCCAAACGCATTAACGTCCGCTTTCAGCCTGCTCCTTTGCTCCGCAATCTGCTTAAGAGCGGATTTTCTTTCGTTAAGCGCTTTCATCTCTTCTGTGAATGCTTTGATCTCATCGTCTGACGCCGTGTCGATCTTTGAATTGATCTCGGCAACACGTGATTCGATCTGTTCCATTGTCATTGTTTCAAAGTCCATTGTTTACCTCCATTAAAAGTTTTAATTTTTCAATATTCAAAGCACGCTTAAGTCGCTCCGCTTTGAGCTCTGCAATCAATCCGTCACAGTAGCTCCGCGCGCTGATTGACGTCATGTCATTAGCCGGAATTGAAACAACCGAAACGTCATACAGCTTTTTAAACTGTAAAATCGTTCTTGTAACGGTCGTGATCCCGTTTTCATCCGTTATGCTTTCTCGCTTGTCTTTTGCAATAGTAAACGATATGCTCATCTTGTCGGAATAGCCGCCCTTGATTTCTTCGTAAATCTGTGAGCCGAGCTGAGTCCCGCCGAGATCCCCGCGAATTTTAAAACCTGTGCTGTCTGTATTGAAAGTTAGGGTGCCGTTTTTGTTTCTGGCAAACACCCGCCCCATATGGTCATATTGCATAATGACGTCCGACAGGTCGCATCCTATAAAGGCGCGGGAATCTACAACTTCAAAAACTTTATAATCGTCCGATTCGTATAACAGATAGGGCTGATCAAACGTTGTTGCATAGCCTTCAACAATTTTTTTATCGTCGTCAACGGCGTTAAATTCCATGTTGCGGAATTCACGCCCGCTTTCAAGCTTGCGGAGCAGCTTGTCCGGCAGCCGAATTTCCCTCTCCGTCTGCATCATTCTGATTTCCTCCTTGTTTTAAATTTTCACCAACGTCTTTGTATTCTCCCCGGATCGGAATTACCTTGCCTTTACCGTCCGGAAGCTCGCCGTAATTGAATATAGCTCTGATCTCATCCGTTTGGGCGTAGCCACGATCACCGAAGAGCTGTGCAAGACTGAGCTTGTCTTGTGTTGACCAATGCTGAATCCTGTTGGTGGTTGCAATGATCTGATTGCCTCTCGTGCGTTCGTTCTGAGAATAGGTCATTCTTGTTGAAACTTCTGAAAATTGAATTGCAAAAGGCTCTATGGCGCCTTCGTAATAGGCATTCCATTCATCGCCATAGGCTTTGTTTTGCACAATTTTTTCATTTGAGCCGAAATAATCAAACACATTGTTGCGAATCTGCTCCATCTGTGCGGAATCCACTACATACGGCTTTGATACAATCTGTTTTATTCCGTCCCACGTGTTAGGAAATAAAAGCACGGCGCTTGATTCGTTTTTGAAATTCTGCTCCGTGAAGCTTTTACTTGTTTTTGCCAAGTCTTCTTCGTTTGAAAAGTTTACCTGGCGCGCCATAAAACGAAACGAGGCGCCCTGCTTGGTAGCCTCGTTAATTCCTTGATTCTGGATATTGATTAATTCCATTGTTGGCGAAAGCGCCAAATTGTTTTCCCCGAAAAAATCATTGCTGTATTGAAATTTTGTCATAATCCCGCAGCGCCTGAATTCAATAATCTCGGATTCCCCGGTTGCAAATCTGTAACGGATATAAACGATTCCGTTATACTCAAGCAGCTCCGCCATGGACGGCAGCACCGGGTACATGCCGGTCTGATTACCGTATTCATCTTCAACCGGCACAATAAAAGCCGTGTTCTGCACATCAAGGATCGTAGAAAGCCGATACATGAATTGACTCCATGTTTGAAAAGCATTGGGGCTGTCTCTGAGATTCGATGCCAGGCTCGGATGAGCAGAGCCTTTTATTTCAACCTTGAGCTTGCTGCACTGCGTAGCTTTCGCGTGAATGACAGCTCTGACAAGCTCTACCTCGTAAATAGCGCCTCCCCAGCTTGTGAAGACCGGCGTGTACCCGTTAAACGTTTTAAAAAAAGAATAGGCTTGCTTTTCTATCTGCTTTTCTTGTTTTTTACCGAAAATTTTTGAAAAAAGCCCCGTTTTTATCACCCCGCATTTTTAAGTTGCCTTCCGATCTCGGCATAAAATTTTTGACGGACGGCAAGTGCATCAATAAGCGCTGCCGTACCGTCAATTCTTTCGTTTGGTCCTAATTTAATAAGCCGTATTCTATTGGTTTCAGAATTCATTTTTACGCCAGAATTTGCAAGACAGATTTTCATAAGATTGTTTTTACCGAAATTAAAGCTTCCGTCTTGTATCAAGCCCTCGGCTTCTTTCAAAACCGGCGTCATGTTCTCTCCTTGATAACAGTCGTCCATGTGAAAGCCTGCTGCTTTCATGTTCTGAACAAGGTACTGCGCTGAGAATCTGTCATAACCGACTTTAAGAGGGTAGATTTTAAATTTATTAATCAAGTCATAAAACCATCTTTCACAATCGTGATAATCCACATAGTTTTCTCCGCTCAGTTTCAAAACACCCTGTTGCACGTAAACGTCATACGGGATGTTATCTCTTGCTATTGCAATTTCAAGTTTCTCCTTCGGCATGAAAAACTGAACGAACACGTTCAATTCTCCGTCTTTTTCTATAACGATACAGCACGCTGTAAGGTCCGTTGTTTGTGACAGGTCGATTCCGCCTACGCAATAGCAGTTTTTAAATTCAACAAGGTGCTTTTGCTGGCGAAAGCACGCTTCGATATAACGGGATTCAAGCCATGCCTGCGAGTTGTTTTGTTTTATGTTGCAATACTTTGTCTTAAATTCAGCGCGTTTGCTGAGGCTCTGTTCAGCTATAACGATTTCATCCAGAATGTAATCTACCGAAACCGATACGCCTAAATTCGGCATTGCTTTCGCAAGCTCGTTTATGTCATTCCACTTGGATTCGTCATCAATCATGTAAATGAACGGCGCCAAGTGCGTTTCTTTTTTTGAATTGTCATTGCCGAGAAGAAGCCTTGTTGCCCTCTTCATCAATTCGTCATATGGTCCGTCATTTTCATATCCGGCAGTGCTGAGTGAAAGCAGCATAGGCTGTTTGCGGGCGCCCATGCCTGACTTCATAACTTCATACTGCTTCAAACCTTTTCTGCCGTTCCAGCTTTCGATTTCATCGGCAACGGTTAAATGCGGATTAAATCCATCTGCTTTTTTCTCATTGAACGCAATCTTTTTAAATAATGAATTTGACTGCGCGATATAGAGATCGTTTTTTCTTGATTTTGTTATGGAAGAAAGCGCGGGAACCTGCTCCACCATTTTTTTTACGGCGCTGTAACAAATATCTGCCTGATCCAGCTTCGGCGCTATGAAATAGATCTCGGCGCCGTATTCGTCATCGCAGTACGCCATATATTTGGCTATTCCTGCCGCTAAAATCGTTTTTCCTTGCTTTCTGGACACAAACAAAAGGACCTCGTGAAACTGACGAAGCCCATTTTTGTCGATTATTCCAAAAATAACGGAGATAAAAGCTTTTTGCCAAAGCTCAAGCTTTAATAAATCCGAGCGCCCTTTTACATGATGGCAAAACCGCTCAATATAATTAATGGCTCTTGCCGCTTTTTTTTCGTCATAAAAAAAAGCCTGCTCCTGCAAGCCTTTTATGATATTCGAATACCAAAGCTTAATCCATTTCCCGGCTGTTATAGAGCCGTCTTGAATTTTTTCGTAATATTCGAGAATATAATTTTTCAACTGATCTCAAATTCCTTTTTGAAATCGTCAAGCGCGTTTTTCTTTTCCGGCGGGCTGCCGAATGTTTCAATAATGTAAATGATTTGTGCGCTTGTTTTGTTGAGCGCGTCCGAATGCTTTGGCAGTTCTTTCACCAGCGGATTTACGGAAATATTTTCACGCCCTTTTACATATTCCTTTGAGGTCAAGAGCGATTTTTCGTTTCTGTATGTTTTTGAAATGCCGGATTTAATCTTTTTCAAAACGTCAACTTGAATTTTGTACTGCTCAATAGCGGATTTGAAAAGCGCATTATCTGCGACTCCGTAACTTTCTGCAAGTTCTTCTAATTCAGCCAAAGTCTTTGTTTTTTTTGCCAAAATACCACCTTCCAAAAAAATTCCTGTGCATAAGAGAGAGGAATTTCTATGTGCACCCACCGGTCTACATTTCTCAAAAATTTTAAAGAAAATAAGGGGGGCTGCCTGTGTTTTCCGCGCGTGCTCTTAAAAAATAACGAAAATTCGATTAAAGTAACTCAACATCCCCGTTATTTTTCACTTTAAACCGCTTTGTTTTCTTGGCATGATACAGCGCATGACAATCTCTGCAAACAAGTTCCAGATTATTGAAGTTAAGAGACACGTTCGGATCTCTGATGTTTCTCTCGGTAAGATGTACCTTGTGATGCACAATCTCTCCCGGTGTGATGATCCCTTTTGTAAGGCATCGTTCACATAATCCTCTTGCTTTTTTCTTATAGGCTCTCCTGCATTCCTGCCAGGCTTTTGATTTATAAAACTGCTCTGCCCATGCCTGCACTGTGCTTTTCTCTTTTCTTTATATTTCTTTAGTTTAATAATAGCACAGAATTAATGTGCATTGTGTGCAACATACTTTTTTAACTTTCGGCGTGCAGTCGTTCTGTGCATATACATCTGCTCGCCTATCTGCTCATAGGTTTCGCCTTTTATGCAGCGCCGGATCGCGATCTCTCTGCACTCCGGGTCTGCAATGCTGAATATGTATTCCTGTATCTCTTTGATGTCAGAAACCAATTGATCAAATTCAGCTGACAGTTTTTCTTTTAACTCAATAGAACGCAGCGCAAAAACAGCCGTGGGATCTCCCGTCTTCCCCGACTGTATGGATATTTGAGACGGATCGATGCCTTTCAGATACTCTGCATTGAGTTCTTCACGGATCAGATCCATCTGCCTCGCTTTTGATCTGTAAGATTCCAAAAATTCAATCGTCATGCGCGCGCCCTCCTGCTCCTGCGTTTGTTGACCGGCAGCGGTAAAATGATGTAACTCTGATGCTTATAGCCGTTGACCTCATCTTCCCAGTTCTGAATGCTGTCTTTAACAACATAGTAACCTTTCGGCGCTCTCGGTTCTTCCGCCCAGTGATCATTTCCGATCACATCATATTCAGGCACGGGAATTACAAGATTTCTGCTGTGTGAGTAGTTCTGGATTCCGGCGCCGTCAAGTTTCATTTTTCCGTTATCTTCCCTGCCTTGCTTATAGGCATACGAACCAAAGGTGTGATGTTCACGGTTGTCCACCGGGTTGATATGTATCTTGCCATATGGCCATTCCGGAAGCAGCGATATATCAATTGCGGAAAAGGCGGCATGAATATGCGGGTTATGTTTGTTATCGTCAATGCCTTTCATCCATTTGAATACTTTCCCGGCTTTTTTATAAGCCTTTCTGACTTTGCGTAAGTACTTGCTCCAGATGTTTTTCAGCTCTTCTCTGCTTTTCGGCCGCTTATCCGACGCAAACGTGAATGTGAGAGTCAGATCGCCGGCTTTGAAATTCTCGTTAAAAATATCATCCGCTTTCATCTGCGCATACCTCCTGTTCCGTGCTATCACCGCCTCCGGCGATTTACCAAAATTCTGCGATCGCGTGCATTTGCCTTTGCTTCCGTATCTTGAAGTGAAAAACTTCTCTATTCTGATGCGTTCCCCCGCTTTTGTTGTTCTTTTCACGTATGCCATTTTTTCGCGCCCGCTCCCTCCTGCATTAATTAACTGGTCGTTAAATTAATGCTTTAATCAAGGTTGATACGAGGCTTGCGCCTCGTTTAAATTTCAACTAAATACAATCAGCCTGCAAAAAGGCTTCATACAACTTTGGAAACTGAATAGCAAGCCAGTCCACCATCTCTTCATTATGCGCCCAACTGCAAACATCGAGCCCGGATTCATGAAGAAAAGCGTGTATAATTTCGTGCCTTATTACAGATTTTTTATAAAGTTCGATATTTTTTAAAGTACTCTCGTTAGACTTTTTCATTTCATCGACAATGCACTCTTTAGACGTATGATCCGAATATCCGTCCACTTCTGCAAGTTTTTTATCCGTTTCCAAGTTTCTCTCTTCAACGGTGTATTCGGTACCTAAAATATTAATTTTCATTTACTTTTACCCTCCTGTGATAAAGCCACGATATAATGTGCTTTTGTAAGATTCTTCTATGGCTTTTTGTATTTGTATCAAAGCATGTGCCAATTTTTTATGATTACAAGTCTTTACATAAGGACAATCCGCGCATGCAGGATCAAGCATTGTAACAGCCGCGTTATCATCCACTTTCTTTTTCACCTCTTGAACAAAAATCATTCAATGATATGTTGTGATTGAAATATTGGCAAAATAATGTTTTAATAATTGGTCCCTTTCCAGAACAGTATTTGCATTCTGAACAGAGCACAATATCACGAGGAAGTTCCATATAAGACTTAATTATTTCCGCGTCACTCATATCGCTTACTATTTTATGAAGAGAATCCAAATTTTTCAGCAACTGTTGTTTGTGACATCTTGAAAGACCATAATATGCTTCTAACGATAATTTAAGTTTCATCTTCAACCTCCAAAAATGTTATATTTTCGGGATCACATTTAAAAACAGCACCTGTATAAGCATTTTCTACTATTGCATAAGTAAAACTTATTACGCCAGCGGGTGCGCCGCCTATCAACCACGAACCCTCAATAGGCTTACTGAAATCAACCCATTTATGGAAATAAGCCTTAATCTCCGACGAATTATATTTAACTACACAAGGGCGTAACCCTCTTTTTATTGCCTCTGATTTTGTCATTTCTCATCACTCCAATCTAAAGCCTGTCCGCACTGGTAACAATAAAAACTTGGACGATTAATGAAACTATTACAACAACGGCATTTGTAAACGATTGTGCCTGCCTTCCAAGTTGTTGTCATCTCTTCTGCGCCTCCTTAAATAAATCATCACTCAGTATAATGCGGTAATCTTTTAGTGCCTGTTGCTTTATATCTTTTTTTGAAATGAACACCTTTTTCAAAATTAGCATATCTATACCATATTTTATGTAAACCAAAGATAATGCCCCGTCAGTAGTATAACAATCAGGCTTTTTAAAATTTAAGTATTCTTCAAGGAAAGCCGTTACTTTTTTATAGTAATCATCCACACTGCGCCTCCGCAATTTTCCGCTTGATTTCTTCGTATGTTTCCTCGCATTTTATATAATCTTGCGAATTTCCATTCGGACAATTAAATGCAAGGTATATTGCATTATCATGAATTTCTTCAATCCAATTAATGTTCACTAAATGTTTCGTGTTACTTTTAGTTGAAGTAACTTCTATAAATCCTTTAATCATGGTTTTCTTCCTCCGTTTTTCTTGGCTCAGCGTTCCAGCAAAACCAATTATCCGCTGTATTCCAAGTTTCAAATTTACAACAAAGCCCTGTTTCATTGTTATGGTAAACGCAGTCAATACAATAACATTTTGCTGTGGGCGCTTTATCAAATCTATGT